TTGGAGACAGCACATGGATATAGTTTTTTAGATAAAAGTATTTCTGAAAAGGGTAAAAAAGAAGCTGACTCTAAATCAAAAAGAGAACCGGTAACAGATATTTTATGGCAAAAACATTTAGATGGCATTCAACCTTCTCTTGGAATTTTTTTAATTAAAGATAATAGTAAATGTAAATTTGGTTGTATAGATATTGATATTTATAATTTAAATCATAAAGAAATTTTAAAAAAGATAAATCAAAAAAAACTCCCTTTAATTTTAATTAAATCAAAATCAGGGGGTGCACACGTTTATCTATTTGCAAAAGAATTTGTTGCTGCAAATATAATGAGACAAAAATTAAAAAAAATAGCAGGTCTTATTGGATTTGCTAAATCAGAAATATATCCAAAACAAGATTATGTTAAATCAGAAAATAAAGAATTAGGTAGTTGGTTAAACATTCCATACTTTGGTGGGAATAAGACAGAAAGACATGCTATAGATGAAAATGGTAATAAATTAAATTTAGAAGAATTTTTTAAATTATACGATCAAAAAGTTTTAACAGAAACAGAATTAATTAACTTAAACTTTGAATTAGATGAAGATGATTTTTTAAAAGGAGCTCCTCCTTGTTTGATTACTTTATTAAAAGATGGAATACCAGAAGGCACCAGAAACGAAATGATGTATAACATTGGTGTTTATTTAAAAAAAAGATTTCCAGAAGTTTGGCAAAGTAAAATGTATATTTATAATGAAAAATTTATGAAGCCAGAATTAATTCATAAGGAAATAGAATCTTTATTAACTTCATTAAATAAAAAAGACTATCTTTATAAATGTAAACAAGAACCTATTGCAAGTTTTTGTGATGCTAAAAGTTGTATTAAAAAAGAATTTGGTGTTGGTGGAGATGCACCTCATCCAGAAATAGAAAGCATTACAAAATATCCATCTGATCCACCTATTTATTATGTGTATATTGATGGTATAGGTGTTGAAGTAGATGAAACAACATTACATGATCCTGAGAAATTTTCAATTGCGTGTATGGTTCAAATTAACAGACCTTTAATGCCAATTGGAAAAATTCTATGGAGAAAAATGTTAATAAAATTACACCAACCTCCTCATTTTGAAGAAATGGATGTTATTGAAACATCTAAACTAGATTATCAATTAAAAGAATTATTAGCAGATTTTACTAATAAGGCCCCTGGTAAAAAAATTGAAGACATAAAAAGAGGTCTGCCTTTTACAGAAAATGGATATACATATTTTAAATATGATAGTTTACAAAGATTTCTTTCAAGGAGTAAATTGTGGAATATTTCTAAACCAAAAACTCAAAAAATGTTGTTGGATTATTTTAAAGCAGAAGAAGAAACTCCAAAGATAGACAAAAAAACAGTTAGAGTATGGAAGATTGAAACTGTTGAATTAGATAAACCAATAGTTCGAAAACAAAGATTAAAAGACCCCTCATTTAAATGAAAAGAATAATAATTCCAGGCCCTCCAGGAACAGGAAAAACTCATCATTTAATTAATACTTACTTAAAAAAAGAAATAGAAGAATATAAAACTTGCTCTGATAAAATTGCTTACTTAACATTTAGCAACGCTGCTACCAATGAAGCTAAAAAAAGAATCTTAAATACTTTTCCACAAATAAAAGAATTTCCATATATTTGTACAATGCATTCTTTAGGAACAAAAGAATTAAAAATAGACACAAAATTGCAATTATTAAAAGATGAAAAATGGAATTCATTTAAAAACTTTTCACAAATTTGTAAAAATTTATCTTTTGAATCACATTTTGATCCTTACACAGAAACAGTTACGTATAAAAATGATCATATGAAAATTATTGAATATGCAAAATCTAAAAAAATATCTGTAATAGATGCAGCAGTTGAGTTAGATAAACACCATACTATAGATGTATGGTTAACAGAACAAATTCAAGCCGACTTAATATCATACAAAGAGCAAACAGGAATGATTGAATATTCCGACATGATAAAACAGTTCATTGAAAAAGATAAATGCCCTCCACTCAGCGTTGTCTTTTTGGATGAAGCACAGGATCTAAATCCTCTGCAATGGGACATGTTTAATTACATTGAATCAAGATGTGAGCGATCATACATTGCAGGGGATGACGATCAAACAATTTACACGTTTCAAGGTGCTGATCCAAATATATTTATAAATTTAAAAGGTGAAATGGACCCAAGAATCCAATCAAGAAGATGCCCTAGAGTTATTCATAGAAAAGCTTTAGATATTTTACAACATGTAGAAAATAGAATGATTAAAGGTTGGTTACCTAGAAATGCCGAAGGAAAAATTTTTGAGGATCAAACATTAGATAACATTGATTTTACTAGTGGTCAATGGATGGTTATTGCTAGGACTAACAAAATGCTTAATCCGATTAAAGCTCATTTAACTGATTTAAATTTAAGATTTGAAAGTAAAACTAATGTTTTGCTTTCTCCTAAATTATTAAAAGCTTATCAAGTATGGATAAGATTAAATCAAGGTGCAATAGTAAATGCGGAAGAAGCAAAAGCCATATATGAAGTTTTAACTGTTGAAAAAAAACTTGTTAAATATAGTTATGCAACTGGCAATTCATTGGATACTGTTGAATTTGTTGACTTAAATGAGCTAATGTTAAATCATGGACTTTTAGTAACTGGGAGTTGGGAGCAATTAAACTTTAAAGAAGATACAAAATTATATATTAAATCTTTGTTAGAAAATGGAGATGATTTGTTTAAACCTGCAAGAATTAAAGTATCTACTATTCATGGTATAAAAGGTGAAGAATGTGAAAATGTAGTTTTGTATACAGGAATGGAAAAAATTATATATGATTCTGCATTAAAAAACTCTGATTCTGAACACAGATTATTTTTTGTTGGAGTAACAAGAGCAAAAGAAAATCTTTATATCATGCAACCTAATGTAGATGATTACTATAATTATATACCAGGAGATCCAATACTATGAGTGCATACAAAAAACAAATAGGTGGCAAACATTATCAAGATATGAAAATTCAACCAAGTAAATTTATAAACGATAACGGATTACAATTTGCAGAGGGCAACGCAATTAAATATATATGTAGGCATTCTATAAAAGGTGGTAAAGACGATATATTAAAAGCAATACATTATTTAGAAATGATAATTGAAAGGGATTACAATGTTTGACGCGCAAAAGGAATGGATTTGTCCTGAAAACTATCCAGATTTAAAAGAACATAAATACGTTGCTATAGACTTAGAAACTAAAGATCCTGATCTTAAAGCAAAAGGATCTGGTGCAATTATTGGTAATGGTAATATTGTAGGTATTGCTGTGGCCGTAGATGGTTGGTCTGGATATTATCCAATTGCTCATGAAGGCGGTGGTAATCTAGAAAAAGAAAAAGTTTTAAATTGGATTAAATCTGTTTGTGCAACAGATAATGTAAAAATATTTCACAATGGAATGTATGATGTGTGCTGGCTTCGAGCGGCGGGAGTTAAAATTAGTGGACACATTGTGGATACCATGGTGATGGCATCTTTAATTGATGAAAATAGATTATCTTATAGTTTAAACAGTATTTCGTATGAATTTTTAGGAGAGGGAAAAGATGAAAAAGCTTTGATAACTGCTGCACAATCTTGGGGCATAGATCCTAAATCTGAAATGTATAAACTTCCTGCAATGTATGTAGGTAATTATGCAGAAAAAGATGTGCAGTTAACTTTAGAATTATTTAAAGTTTTATCACGAGAAATAAAAAAACAAAATTTACAAAACATATTTGATTTAGAAACACAATTGTTTCCATGTTTAATTGAGATGAAATTTAAAGGGGTAAGAGTTGAAATAGAAGAGGCACAAAAACTTAAACAACAGTTAGTAAAACAAGAAAATGAATTGTTATTAGCAGTAAAAAAAGAAACAGGTATTGAACCACAAATTTGGGCAGCAAGAAACATAGCAAAAATTTTTGACAAATTAAGTTTACATTATCAAAGAACTGAAAAATCAAATGAACCTTCTTTTACTAAAAATTTTTTACAAGAACATAAACACCCTATAGTTCAAATGATTGCTAAAGCAAGAGAAATTAATAAAGCACATACAACTTTTATAGATACAATTTTAAAGTTTACACATAATGGAAGAATACATGCTGACATCAATCCAATAAGATCTGATCAGGGTGGTACTGTTACAGGTAGATTCTCTTACGCTAATCCTAATCTCCAACAAATCCCAGCAAGAAACAAGGATCTAGGTCCTATGATTAGATCTTTATTTATACCTGAAGAAGGTCATAAATGGGGTTGTTTTGACTATTCACAGCAAGAACCAAGATTAGTTGTGCATTACGCAGCGACCACTGAACCTATTTGTTTTGATGAATCAGTTGCAAAGATAGTAAATGAGTTTAAAAATAATCAAGTAGACTTTCACAAGACAGTTGCTGATATGGCAGGTATCACAAGAGATCAAGCTAAAACAATTAACCTTGGATTATTTTATGGAATGGGTAAAACAAAATTACAAGCTGAACTTGGTTTAAATACGAAAGAAGAAGCAGAAATATTATTTAATCAATATCATAACAACGTTCCATTTGTAAAAGAATTAATGAATAAGACATCTCAATTTGCACAAACATCAGGATCTATTGGAACATTGTTGGGTAGACGTTGTAGATTTAATAAATGGGAACCAGCAACATTTGGTATGCACACGGCAATGTCATTTGAAGAAGCTGAAAGAACTTATGGTAGAGGAAGAATAAGAAGAGCAATGACTTACAAAGCTTTAAATAAATTAATTCAAGGATCAGCAGCGGACATGACTAAAAAAGCAATGTTGGATTTATACAATGAAAAAATTATTCCACATATACAAATTCATGATGAATTAGATATTTCTGTTATTGATAAAAATCAAGCTAAAAAGATTATTGAAATTATGGAACAGGCAGTTAAGTTAGAAATACCAAATAAAGTTGATTATGAACATGGTAACAACTGGGGAGAAATAAATAAATAATGTCTTACTTAAATGCAAATATTCCTGTACAATATGCACAAATAAAAAAGGAGTATTTATATGATCTTAAAAAACATCACGGAGAAGTTGAAAACTGTATTATCTTTGGTATTACATCTATGTCAGGTCGTGCGATTTTATGGCACGCAATTATGGAATCTGGCGCAATCTTTTATCGTCTACCCTTATCGGCTTTTATTCAACGTGGTTATGAACCGAAAGCTGTTCCACCCAAGAGACTTGATGAATTGGAACTGTGGAATAGTTTTTCTTATTACCCTGCTGTTACTTGTTGGGCTATTTTAGGTTCTGCCTCAGGTAAATATATAGGCAAAGATAAAAAATGGCATCGAGGAAAATATTTATTTACTATTGACTGGGCCCATCCAAATGTTAACATAATAGATTCTGATCATTCAGAAATACCGCATGAACATAAATGCGCTCACATAATTGCTTTAGATGATGGTAATTATGCGGCTCAACCTAATAACAGATGTATATGGGATTTACCTTCCTTTACAGTTAAAAATGAAATTCCTGACTGGAAGGTGCAAACTAATGAGTGGAATGTAGAAGATTCGGGTTTATGGAAAACAGAAGATACCGATAAATTTTTTTACAAACTTGAAGAAAAAAATGAAAAAAAATAAAAAAAAATGTAAAAAGTGTAGCCATCCATGTCATTGTTTGCAAATTCTTCATTCAGATGAATATGGTCTTTGTGCTTGTGAAAATTGTAAATGTATTAAAATTAAAAAAAAATAAATTTATGAAAAATAGAGGATGCCATTATGAATCAAGAACCAGACTACAACT